TATTTCTGTAAAATTTTAAAATCTCAAAATACTTTCTGAAAAAGCTAAACTTCAATTTCAAAAAACTAATTTAACTAATTTTTTATGGTAAGGTTCATTCTAAATTATATTTTCATTTTATCACAAAAATGTAGGTTCCTCAATTTCCCTCAATTTTTAACTAATTTTTTATGATAACAAACAGTCCTAACTCATTTTTAATTTTATCATAAAAATGTAGCAATGTAAATTTCCCTCATTTTTTTTTACACATATTTTAGAAAAGTATTTCTGTAAAATTTTAAAATCTCAAAATACTTTCTGAACTTGAATACTTAAATAAAAGATTATAAAATATTAAGTAATAAAATATAAAAATTGAGTAAAAATAATTCTAATTTATTTTTTTTATTTTTTAATAATATAATAAATGGTTCAAAACATAAATTACAAAAACAAATATTTGAAATATAAATTGAAATATAAATTAAAATATCAAAAATTAATAGGTGGAATTAAATTAGAAGAAATTAAACAAGTTGCTGAAGAATCATATCAACAAAAAGATTATGATAAAGCATTGGCTTTATTTAAATTAATAATTAAACGATATCCTAAAAATGAAAATATTATTTATGCTTTAACATATTTAGGACAAATATATTTAAAAAAAAATGATTATATTAAAGCATTAGAAACGTTTAATAAAATATTAGAATTAAAACCAAATGATACATCAGCAAAAGATAATATTAATAAAATTGAACAAAGTTTAGGTTTAATAAGACCTGAATTAAAAATCTCTAATCAAACACAAGAATTTCAATCTGTAATTCCAAAACAACAATTAGTTACACCAAAACTATCACTAAATACAACACAAGAATATATTCCTACATATCAACAGTTAGAAGATACTGAAATTAGACAAAAAGCTATAGACATATTTTTTACAATAACTATTCAAAATATTAAATTTAAAATTTATGATGAATTATTTAATGTTCCTAAAAATATTACTGTAGAACAATTAATAACTAATCTAGAAAAAATTCTAAAAATTATAACACCTAAATTTATAAATATGTGTAAATCTGAAAAAAATATTTATCAAAATTTTTGTTGTAATACAACTATGGATTGGTTAAATCCATCACAATCTGATTGTATATTACATCAGTTGAAGCAATTACCAATTGATATAACTAATGAAGAGTTTAATAATCTAAAATCTTTGAAATTCGAACCCTATGGGAAGTTATTAGAAAAATATAGAAATAAACCATTTAATGGAATTGCACTAATTGATATTATAGAAATTATTAATGGTTATTTAAATGTTCTTGAAAATAAATATAATATGTCACTACATAAAGCTATTCAAAATGATAATACTAAAAATGCTAGATTATTAATTGAAGCTGATGCTAATTTAAATATTCAAGACTATGATGGAAAAACACCACTACATTTTGCTATTTATAAACCTAATACTGAAATAGCTAAATTATTAATTAAAGCTGGTGCTGATGTAAAAGCTATTGATAAAAATGGAAATACACCACTACACAATGCTATTTATAAACGTAATACTGAAATTGCTAAATTATTAATTGAAAAAGGCGCTGATTTAAATGCTACTACAAAAAATGGATTTACACCACTTGAAATCGCTCGATGGTCAGATAATACTCAAGCGGAAAAATTATTAAGAGAATACGGAGCAACTTAATAAAAAAATAATTCCAATTCATTTATGAATCCAACCTTCAATATCATTTTTCAAATATCTATTAAAAGTTTCCTCATCATATTTACTACCTTTACTCATATTTTCTTTTCCTTCTAATGGTTGTAAAATTCCCTCATTTTTTTTACATATATTTTACAAAAGTATTTCTGTAAAATTTTAAAATCTCAAAATACTTTTTGAAAAAGCTAAACTTTAATTTCAAAAAACTAATTTAACTAATTTTTTATGGTAAGGTTCATTCTAAATTATATTTTCATTTTATCACAAAAATGTAGGCTCCTCAATTTCCCTCAATTTTTAACTAATTTTTTATGGTAAGAACTAGTCCTAAGTCAATTTTTATTTTATCATAAAAATGTAGCAAATTAAATTTCCCTCATTTTTGTAAATGATTATTTAAAGATATATTTTATTATATTAATAAACATGGATTATAAATGTTTTTTTTGTAATTATGAAACAAAACAATTATGTCATTTTAAGAATCATTTATTAAAGAAAAATAAATGTTCAAATATTTTAAATAATATAAATAATTATAAAGATTATCAAGAATTGATAACTAATAAATGTGAATTTTGTAATAAAATATTTAAAAGAAAAGATAATTTAGTAAGACATTATATTAAATGTAAAAAAAAAAAAATATTTTCAAATGAAATTGATGATTTAAAGTATAAAATAAAAGTATTAGAACAACATAAATTTAATAAATCAAATAATATAGTAGCTACAAATAATATATGTAATAATAAAACTGTTAATAATTATACTATAAATAATATATTAGTTTGTAATTATGGTAGCGAAGATAGATCTATTTTAACAAAAGAATTTATGTTACAATTATTAAAAGGTCCATATTCTGCTCCTACAAAAATGATAGAACAATTACATTTTAATAAAGATTATCCTGAAAATATGAATATACGTTTATCAAACAAAAGTAATAAATCTCAATTAATTGAAAATGGTAAATGGATAACATATCAAAAAGAATTGCTTATAAATAGAATGATAGATGATAATTTGTATTATTTAGATATGTTTTATGAAGAAGAAATAGAAAAAGGTTCAATTGAACGTATTCCACATTATGAAGAATTTTCAAAATTGTATCATGAAATTATGGATAAAGATTTAACAAATGAATTAGTAAATAAAATGGATATAAGATTAAATGAATTAATGGAAGAACACCTTATGTATTATAATTCATAACTTAAAGATATAAATTAAATCAAATTTAGTATGAATATATTAATTGATACAAGAGAATCAAAATTAATTGAATTATTTGAGGAAAATAATATTGAACATGATAAAAAACAATTAGAAATTGGAGATATACAAATTATGAAAGATGATGAAATAATCTTATGCATAGAAAGAAAAACAATAGATGATTTAGTAAGTAGTATAAAAGATGGTCGTTATAAAGAACAAAAAACAAGAATGTTAAGTAAAATCAATTATGATAATATATTATATATAATAGAAGGAAAAATAGATAAATATAAACATAATGAAAAGCAAATTTTTGGTTCAATAACAAATATGAATTTTAGAGATAAAATAAAAGTTATTAGTACTAATAATATAAAACAAACATATGAATTAATCTTGAGTTTAAAAAAAAAATTTATAGAAGGAAAATTTAATTCAAAAGAAAATAAAGATTATAATGAAACTATTAAAATAAATAAAAAAGAAAATATAACATTAGAATTATTTAATATAAAGGTTTTATCAACTATTCCTGGTGTTTCTGTTAAAATGTCTGAAATTATAATAAATAAAGTAAATTCTATAAAAGAATTAATACAAACTTATAATAATTTAGATAATGAAAAAGATAAAATTGAATATTTAAAAGATATACAATATAGTGATAAAAGAAAAATAGGATTAGTAATATCTAATAGAATATATAAATATTTATATAATATTAATTAAATTAATATTTAAAAATTATATTTAAAATCCATATTACCAATAGTAATTATACACAAATTTTCTTTTTTAAATGTGTTTAAAGCAATTTTTTGTAAATCTTTTAATGTAATTTGTTGATATTTATCTAAAATTGTTTTTAATTTTAAAGATTTAGGAAAAATATTGCTTTTATAATCAGGATTTCTATTTATAAATTGAAATAAATTAAGTACTGTATCATATGTAATATCAAAGTAACTTAATTGAGATTCTAACATATCATTTTTAATTTTTTTTTTATGTGATTTTAACATATTATCATTAATTTTTACATAATTATTAGTTTTCATATTTTTATATTTTAATTTGTTAAAGTCATTAATTATTGTATTTAATATTATATCAATAATATCTTTTATTTTATCATCCATATTAGTATTTGTAGTAATTAAAAATATGCCATAATCTTTATGTTCAATTACTGATGTAGATAGTGAATATATTAAAGGATTATTAGTCTCTTCACGTAATTGTTGATATAAAATAGAAGATAAACCTTTACCTATCATACTAGATATTAATTCAAGTTCATATTTATCATTATAATGAAATTTAAATGTAATATAAATATATGTTTTATCAAATTTACTCATTTTTAAATGAGTATGATTAGGTAAATTATTAGATATACCACCGGTTAATATATCAGATTTATAATATATATTTTGTTTTGGTGATAAAGGATAATTATATTCTTTATTAACATAAGGAATTTTATATTGTTTATATTTTGAATGATAATATATATCATTAATTTTATTAAATTTAGTTTCTATTTGATTAAAATGAGAATTATCATAGTCTCCTCCTATTGATATAATAATATTATTTGGATTTTTATAAAATTTATTAAAATAATCAATAATATGTTTTTGTTGAATAAAATTAATTGATTTATCAGTACCAATTACACTATTTGATAATACATGATTTTTAAATAATATTTTATAAAATTGTTCACTTGCTAAATCACTTGGAGAATCATTCATATTTGCTTTTTCTTCTAAAATAATTTTTCTTTCTTTTTCAATTTCTTCTTTAAGAAATAATGGATTAACTAATATATCATATATTATATTAATCATAAAATCAAAATCATCTTTATTACCTTTTAAATAAAATCCTGTTAATTCATTTCCTGTAAATGCATTATAACTAATACTATTATTTCCCATAAAAATAACAGGTTTAATACACTTTACATTATTTAATAAATTATTATTACAATTTTTAGATGGTCCAAAAATAAGATGTTCAACAAAATGTGAAATACCACTTACATTACTTTCTTCTGTAACAGCACCACAATTAAATATTATAATAATACAAATTAGACCTGAATTATCTTTGTGATAAATAAATGGAATATCACCTATGTGTTTAATTTTAAATTCTTTATACATTATATATATAATATAATGCAACAAAATAATATGATGAGATTACCTTTTCAAATGACTTGTAAAAAAGATAATAAATATAATAATCAAAATAACAGTAATATTAACTATAATTATATAAATTATGAAGAAAATGAAAATAATATGAATTATCAAAATAATATTAATAATGTAAATAATGAAAATAATGAAAATAGACAAAATAATAATTTTAATTCAAATTATAAATATGATAAAAAGGAATTTTTAGAAGAATTTATGAAATTACACAATGATATTTACTTTAATCCTTATAAAATATTAAGCATAAGTAAAGATTATAATAGTAAGTCATTAAAACAAATGTATAAAAAATTAGCATTAATTTATCATCCTGACAAACCAACAGGAGATGAAAAAATATTTAAGGAAATAACACAAGCTTATTTATATTTGCTTAAAAAGTTTAAAGAAAAGATTCCTGATAAACAAATAATAGAATTAAAAAATGAATATAATAATTTTGTTCAAGAACAAGAAGATGAATTAGTTTATAATAATAAAAAATTTGATATTAATGCTTTTAATAAAATGTTTAATGATAATAATCAACAAAATAATGATGGTTATAATGATTTTATGAAAAATAATAAACAAGAAGAAGATAATAATTCTTATATATTTTCAACAAATTTCAATCTTGAATTATTTAATAAAATGTTTGAAAAAGATAATATAAATTCATCACAAATTGTTGAATATAAAGATCCTCATGAATTAACAACATATAGTAATAATTATCAAAAATTAGGAGAAGATAAAATTAGTGATTATACATCAGATTTTAATTTTCAAAAAAAACAATTAAATTATACAGATTGCAAAAAAGCATATACTAAAAGCAATTTTGATCCAAAACAAATAAAATATGATATGTTTAATAATATTAATGAATTAGAAAGTCATCGAAGTCAATTAACATATAATATGGATGAAGAAACACAAAAAAATTACTTAAGAAAACAAGAAAAAGATAAATATGAAGAAGAACAAAGATTAAATAGAATGGAAAAAGAAGATTTAAAAATATTAAAACAATATAAAAAACTAAATATTAAAATGTTAAATGATAAAACATTTTTTAATAATTAAATTTAGAAGTATATATATTTATTATATTATAATGCCAATTACTAAAGTATTTGGTAAATTATATAAATTAGAAAAAGATGGATTTTATAGTATAAAAGATGAAAAAGAAATATCAAATAAAATAAAAAAATATTTAATATTTTTAGAAAAAAAATGGTTTATTAATAATCTAAAATGGTTAGATCATTCAAATTGAATTTAAATATTTTTCTTGTGATTTTTTAATTATTTCAATCGTCTCATCTTTACATTTAAATTCACCAACAGTAACCCATTTATTAGGTTCATTATCTTTATAATGTTCAAAAAAATGTTTAATCTTTATTAATATATGATTTCCTAAATCTGTTAAATCATTTATTACCATACTTGAATTATCTACCATATCTTCAGGAACAGCAATTAATTTTTCATCAGGTCCTTTTTCATCTATTGTTAATAATACACCTATAACTTTAACACTAACAACAGTACCAGGATATATTGAATAATCACATAATAATAATATATCTAATGGGTCTCCATCACCTGATAATGTATTTGGTATATAACCATAATTACCAGGATATAACATAGATGTAGTAATAATTCTATCACATCTCATCATATTAAGTTCTTTATCAAATTCATATTTAACATTAGAATTTCTTGGTATTTCTACAATCATATCAAAAATATTATCTTGCATTTATAAATCATATTTAATAAATAATATTTAAATAATATAAAATGATTTATAATAAATTATAAAATATGTTTAATATCTTGTATTGAATCTAATAAATCTTGATTAGATGATAAATTATTTTTTTTTAAAGTTACCCAATCTTCATTACATTCTTCTAAATTCCAAGGACAAACAATTTTTCTATATTTTAAATTACTACTAATTTCATTTGTATCAGGATTTTTTCTTGAATAATAAATAATTTGAGTATTTAATACAGTTTTATTCTCTTCTTTATATAATTCTTCAATTTCATTATGGTTCATTTTTTCTAATCTAATTCTAAATGCTCTTAATACGTGTCCATGAGTAACTACAATAACTCTCATATTACTTGCATTTCTAGATAATAATGATAAAAATAATTCTACTCTTAAACATACATTTGCTATTGATTCTCCTCCAATAGGAGCAAAATAAAATAAATTTTTCTTTTTTCTTATAAGTTCATTAGGATATAATGTTTCTTTTTGTGTATCTGATAATCCTGATAAAACTCCATTATCTCTTTCTCTTATTAAAAAATCAGATTCCCATAAAGCATTTTCTAAATTTAATAATGCTGCTGTTTCTTTTGTTCTAATATAATCTGATGTATAATATTTATCAAAATTATTACTAATATTTTCTTTTATATATTTTCCTGTTATAATAGATTGTTTTCTACCTTCTTCTGTTAATCTAAATTTTGATGAATGAATAGAATTATATTCTTCTTCATCAAATATTATTTCCTTATTTTTTCCTATTAAATTACGTTCAGATTCACCATGTCTAATTAATATTAAATCTATTGGTAAATTAGACATATTTTATTTATATAAATATATTTTTTTAAATATTATAATATAATATAAAAAAAAATTAATAAAATTATTTTAATAATTAATAATCAATAGTATCAAGACACTTTCCAATAAAAATTTGTGAATAAAAATTATCTAAATCTACAATAATATAATCTTTTAATTCTACAAAAGAATTAAGACTAAAGTATATATCTTCATCCATTTTCATAAACCAATCAATAATATTAGTATCAGTTTTTGGTGTATTTAATAATTCATTTATCATATTATTTGTTGAATCATTACCCCAACTATAAGGTAAAGATTTAAAAATAAGTGATAATGTAAATTTATCTTTTACTAATTGTAGAAAATTATCAAAAATAACAATAAAAACATCTTTATATTCATAAAAATATCTACTTGACATCCATAATTGATTACATAAAAATATAAGTCCTTGTTCTTGTAATTCTTCATTAGTAATTAAATTAGCAAAATCTAGTAAAAATGCTTGTGTTTCATCAATTGAAACACTATGAAAATCAGATTGCATTAATAATGTAAAATAATACTCAAAAGGTGTACAAGGTTTTCCTTGTTTATCAGTGTGTGTAAATTCATTTGTCATTTGATTGAATTGTTGTTGTATTGTCATTTTTAAAAATGTAAAAAAAATCATTTTTATTTATAATGGACTTATAACATCTGAACACATAGATTTAACAAATTCATCAATATTATCATTATAAGTAGAAATATTATAACCAATAACATTATTATCAATAATAATTGGATTTAATATAAATATACTATCCTTATATTCAATAGTTAATTTATTAAATGGAATTTTAATCATATGGTCATTTTGACATAGAATATATACATTTTTATTTGATTCAGTATTAATATTTTGTATTATATTTTTGATAAGAAAAGTAAATTGGGTTTCGTCAAGATTTTTAAAAATAATAGTATCATTTTTATATAATTTACTTTTTTGTCTATAATTTTTATATTTTTTAAATAATAAGTAAGATAATGGTACAGTAATTATAGAAGAACTTAATAATAGTTTATTTATCATATTATATAATATAATATTTTAATAACTTTATATTAAATTATATTAATTATAATAATAAATAATTTAGCTATAGATTTCTTTGTTTTATAGTTTTTACAGAATAATCTTGTGTAGATGTAGATTCTTCAGGACAACCTGCATATAATAAACTAGACCTAGTCCAACAATCAGGAGTATCATTTTTTCTTCTTCTATTATTTAAAGTATAATGTTTAGTTGATTTTACTTTTACAGAACCCATAAATATATCTATTGGTTGAACAATAGGAAATACTTTTTTTAATAATTCTTTAGCCCAATTTTTAGTAATTATATAACATGTACCGGATGGATTGTAATCTTGTGTTTCTTGTGATATAACTATATTATTAATTGTATCAATTTTTTTTCTAGAAGATAAAGTTCTCATCCAATTACCATTATATAAATAAAGTATATCAAAATCTAAATTTGCATTCATAATTTTATTTAAATTTTCTGTAAATGATTTATAAACGCGTGCATCATCTTCAAATACAATCATATATTTAGATTTAGATTTAACTAATTCTTTCCAACAATTAATGTGTGATAAGCAAATAGCTACTTCTATTGGTGTTAAATTTGCATTTTTATTTAATATATTTTTAGAAATAAAATGTTTTAAAATTTCATCAGTAAATTCTTTTCCATTAATACAATCAATTCTTTTAACATTATGAAAATTTGCTTTTTTAGTTTTTTCATAAAATTTTTTTAGTCTTTCTTTATGTATTTTACAATTTATAACTCTTTTAAGCATTATATATATATAGAATATTTTATTATATGTATATAAATGAAAGATGTAAAAAATAAAATAAATGATGAAGAAAAAAATAGTATAGAATGGATTGATAAAGAATATAAAGGTTTTTATCCCGGTAAATATTTTGGTTTAAAAAGAAATAAATTTGGTACATCATTAAATGATTATAATAAATATATTAAAAATTTATAATTGTCTACTTAATTGTAATTCAGTATAATAATCATTTAATTGTTTCATAAAATAAGCATTTGGATTAGCATTAATTCTTTTTTCTCTTACTATTTTTAAAGCTTCTGTTGGAGTATAATCGTGTTTATATATTAAATAAGCAATTAATATAGTAACAGATCTACTAACACCAGCAATACAATGTATTAAAATATTATTATTATTATTACTATTTTTTTCAATAAATTGATTAGTAGTATTAAAACATCTTGATATAGATTCTTCTTCATTATCAATTAAATCTAAATTAAGATATTTAATATTTTCAGGAAATAATTCATCTAATCCACATACACAAGAAACTACACAGTTAATTTTATTTTGATCTAAAATTTCCTTATTAGATGCTGAATAAATATCGCCAACATATAAATTATCAACAATATGGTTAATATTATTTTCATTATTAATATCATTATAGTAATAATAATGTAAATAAGTTCTTAATTTACCATAAACATAAAAACTATAATATTTTAATAAATTCATATATTATTTATATATATGTTTTTTTTTTAAATATTATTTTTAAAAAATAAGAAAAAAATGATTTTTTTTTCATTAATTAAAATGGCACAACAAACTAGAAACGACCATAATTCACAAAAATTCCAAATAACAGCAGAAACTAATAGAATGATTGAATTGTGTAAAGATAGTGTAAGAAAAGAAGTTAAGGAATTTTACGATAAAACTTTTAAAGATAATCTTGTAGCGTATAATTGTGCAAAAGCAAATCTTAATGAAAAAATATGTTATGCTCCTAATTGTGAATGTATTCGTACTCCTATTTTTAAGAATAAAAGAGTAAAACAAAATAATGAATCATTTGTTATAAGAGTTAAAGTTCATCCACCAAAGCTGTATGTATTTTGTCATAGTTGTGCATCAGTTTTATGTCCTGGTCCTTCGTGGCGTTCTTAGTATATTTTAATAAGTAGATATATATTTAATTTCATTTTTTAATTTATTATTTTTAAAACAATGATTTTTTTTTAAAAATATTTCTAAATCTTTGTATAATTTAATATTATGTTTATCATTAACAAATGTATTAATATCAATAAAATCTACTGAATATAATTCAGTTGGATAAGTAATACTTTTAAAGTGTTCTTGTAATTTTAATCTTAAATCATCAATATTACAGTCACCTATATATTTTTTTAAATCAATTAAGAATAATATTCTATCAATACCATTTTTACCTGTTGAATATAAAATTGGTGAATTATGTAAATCTCTAAAAATATCTTTTTCATAATCAATAAAATAATTTTCTGTTTCTTCTGTAAATTCTCTTATAGCACCTTCAAATACATTTTCTTTTGTTCTTTTATAGCCTCCTGATAAAGCACATAATTCAAATAATTCATCATTAACTTTATAAATACCTAATAAAATATAAATATTATTTTTATCAATATAGTAAGGTAATAAGCCTACTCTAGCCCAATTAGGATTTAATTTATGTAATGTAATATCATTAAAATAACTAAAAACCATAATGAATTATATATTTAAATAAATTCTATTTTAAATCAATTTTATTTATTTATATTATAATGAATATTTTTATAATAAGTTCAAAAAGTTTTGATATAAATAATATAAATGAAAGATTTATATTTGATTTAATAGATAATCTAAAAAAATACAAACACAATATATTTTTAATAACAAAAGAATATAGTTGGACTAAAAATAAATTATATAATTTAACAAACAAATATTTTAATAACATATTTTTCTATGATAATATTGAAAAATTAGTTTCAGATATTGAAATTAATTTTGAAAAAATACTATATATTAATTATAATATTAATTATAATTTTCCTAATCAAATTATATTAGAAGAATATAATTTTTATAAAAATAATTTAAATAGTAAAAATTATATTTCAAGTCCTGATAGTATATGTAACAATTATAATATTAAATTTAAGTTTCCTTATAATCAAAAAAAAATTAATATAAATAATAATTATTTAGGAGAACCATTAATATTATGTGATAATATTGAAAATATAAATATATATTTAAAAAATATTAATAATAACGTTAATATAATTTGTAACAATAATACAGATAATATAATAAATAAAGAAAAATATAATATTAAACAATTAGATATAGATAAATTAAAAGATATATTGATTAATGTTCCTTTTGTTATAACAGATAAAATTTATTATGTTAATTTAATGAGTAATTATAATATATTAAGCATATTATTTAATCCAAATAATAATTTTGAAGATTTTGATCATTTATATAAATATGATAATATAGATTTTTTCAAATATAATTATGACGATTTATATAATAATAGAGAAATATGTGAATTTTATGGAAAAAATAATATAATAGAATATAATTCTGATTTAAATAATTTTAATAGTTATATTAATAATTTATAAATTAAATAAATTTATTTTATAATGAAATATAAAATAATTGAAGAATTTTTAAATGAAACATTTTCTAATGAAATTTGTGAAAAAATATGGAGTTATTTATTACCTGAAAAAGTAAAATATAATTTTGATAATTTAATTATAATTTCACCATATCAAATTAAAAAATTTTCAAGAAAATATCATTTAACTATTAAAGATATTTTAGATTTACCAATAGGAGAATCTATTGAAATATTCTGTATGGATAGAAATTTATTTGATTTTTGTATAAATAAAGACCGAATTGATAAAATTATTAAAGCTGAAAATTTTTTTAGTGATGGTTATATTATAAAATATAAAAGAATAAATGGCTTAATAGGAAAATGGAAATTTTTAAATATTGATAATAATTATTCTTTAAGAGAATTTGATATAGATTTAGATACATTTTGGTATCCATTAGTTTATAATAGAGTACTTAAAACAGATTTTGATGATATATTTTGTATTCCTGAAAAATTTTCAGGAAAACATTATAATGATTTTCCATTAAATACAAGAATCGGATGGAGAGGTCCTTGTATGTTATTAGAAGATGTTAAAAAATTACCAAAAATATTATTAACAAAAGAAGAATATTATCATTAAGTATATTATTTAATATAAAAATGTCCTGTATTACTTGAAAAACGAAAAATATGTCGTGTTTTTTTTTTATTTTCATAAAATTGATTATTACCATTGTAATTATGTTGAATAGAAACTTCAAATAATTCTGATACTAAAAATAAAAATGGTTCAAATGTAGAACAAAAATAACCATTATTTACAGTATTTGTATCATAACAATTAACTGCTTCATAATTTTCATCTAATTGTTTTTCTGTTAAAGCAATATTATTCCAAACAATATTAGATGTTTTGATATTATTTTGCTTTAATAAATTAGCAAAAAATTGAGGATTTGGTTTATTATTATTATTGTAATTTAAATAATATTTGAAATCTTGTATATTTATAGTATTTATTAAACTATCCCAAAAACAAGACATTATATTTTATTTATATAATTTTTATTTAATATATATATAATGATTAATTGGAAATCTAAATATTTAAAATATAAATTAAAATATTTGAAATTTAAAGGTGGTATGAATAATCCAAATAGCCACCGCATAAAAATTGAAGATTTATTAGTTCATGAAAATAATACAGAAAATCTTTCGAATACAAATCAATTTGGAAATACAATTCATTTTGATTGTCTACATTTATTAAATGGAATAGATGAAAACATATATGAGTTTGAAATATTATATACAAATTTAAGTGATTTAAAAAGTATAGAAATAGATATAAATGATTATATATATATAGAAAGATTATTCAATAAATATAGTGATATTGCAGGTAAAAGATTATGTAATAGTTATAAAAAAAATTTAAATCTAGATTCAAATTTATTAACATTTAATAAAATCGAACCACTTAAATCTGGTGGTGAATGTAATAGTTTTAACGATTTAATTGCACTATCATTATTAAAAGTATTTGATTATAAAGTTTTATTTGCTAAATTTATAAATATTGAAGAAGAAAATATTGAAGAATTATTAAATGTTTTAAATCATGGTTTTCTAATACAATTACATATACCATTTTTGCGAACATATCATTATATAAATATTTTAAAAAATCCAGATGATAGTTCTTATAATTTATTTTCAATAAATGGATCTGATACTACATTGTTAAAAACTACTTTTAATGATAAAGATCTTCTTGCATATTATTTAATAAATGTTTATAATAGAGATTTGTTTAAAGATGATAAAGAAACATATTTTAATATTTATAAAACTTTGACAGGAATTAATCTTGAAACATTTTATGAAAAAGAATTTGAACAAAAATATGTCTCAGAATCAGATGATGAAGAAGAATTCGATTCTGAAAAAGAATTATTCGATTTTGAAGTAGAAACAGAAAATGATATAATTAAAGACATGTTTCCACAAGACCATTTGTGTGTTATATTAGGTGTCGAAGATTGTGCCGACGAAGACATATAAAAATATCTTAAAATGATTTTATATTAATTAAAATACAATTATGGAAATTTTATATAAACAAATTGGTGAAACTCCAACACAAATGATTAACAATTATATTAATGAATATAATAGTAAAAATGAAAAAAAAATAAAAAAAGGAACAGTAGTAGGTAAATTAGACCCAATGGCTTGTGGTCAATCAATTTGTTTATTTGATGAACATTGTAAAAAAATGAATGAATATTTAAATTTAAAAAAAGTATATGAATTTAAAATTATATTTGGTTTTGATACAGATACTAATGATATATTAGGATTAATTAATTCACAAGAAGAATTAAATAATTTAAGTGAAGATGTATTAAATGAAAATTTAAAAACATTTGTAGGAAATTATAATCAATTGTATCATAATTATAGTTCAATTTGTGTTAAAAATGAATTAACAGGAAAACGTAATCCTTTATGGTTTTGGACAAAAAATAATAAATTAAAAGAAATTACTATTCCTTATAAAAATGTAAATGTAGATAATTTAGAATTATTAAATTTAGAAAATATTGAATTTAATAAAATAAAAACAAAAATTAATAAATATATTGAAAAATTAAAAGGTGATTTTAGACAAAAAGAAATATTAGAAAAATGGAATAATATTAATAATATAAATAATGTTTTTGTAGGACATTTTAAAATTACTTGTTCATCTGGATTTTATGTTAGACAATTAGTTAAAGAATTTACAAAAAAAATAAATATTTTAGGTATTGCTTATGAAATAGAAAGAATTGAAGTTATAAGATAAATAATTAATCTACATCAGGAATATTTTTTGTTATAATAAAATCATTATCATTTTTATTAAAAACTAATTTTCCATTAATTTCTTTACCTCTTAATAATCCTGCACTTAATAAGTCTTTATTTTCTTCAAAACCTTCTATTACAATAAAATTTTTAGAACCATTATTAATATTTATAAATGGTTTTATATTTATATAATAATAAATATCATAAAATATAATATAATTTGGTTCTAATAAATTGTCTACATAAGGAAAATAATTATTATCATTTAATTTTTTTAATTTTTGTAAAAATAAATCATTATCATTATAATAAGTTAATATTTCTTCTAATAATTTACTATCATCTATATTTATTTTAGTGTTATTAATAGTTTTCATAGGATTAATCCATCTATTATGATTGTAATAATATTTATTATATAAATCTTGTATAACTGATAATTTTGTTGTATTTTTAAGTTTTTTTATAGTATAAAGTAAGTTTTTATTTCGAAAATACTGAATATAAATTTCATCATTATTTTTATATTTATTTTTTATAAAATCTATTATATAAGTTATTTCTTCATCTCTTAAATCATCATATGGAGTTGTTAAAAACCAAAATATAAGTGGTTTCCATCCAGATGAAAATGGACTATTATTTTCATCTAAAAAATTTGTATTAGAAATATTTAATGGATAAAAATCAGGATATATATTATTTATACTATTATATGAATCATAATTAACTACTAAACTAATATTTTTATTATCAATATTAGTATGATTAACTTTAATATTATAAAATGTATCATTTTCATATAAATTTGTTTGTACCCATTTTTTAGTAATATTTTTAAGATATTCTACAAATAATAAAGCATTTAAATTATTTATATTAGCAAAATTAAGAGCAGAAAAAGTTATTGCTTTTACTATTCTAAGTTGTGAATAACTATTACAATCATTAGTATTAAAACCTATAATATTTTTTGCTTTTTGTTCTTCTGCATTTCTAATTAATATATGTGAATTACAAGTGTCACTAATTAACATAGCAAAAAAATATTTATCATAATATTTTTTCCAAATATAAATAAAATCATTATAAGTAAATGTATCACCACAATATTTTCCCATAATACTTCCATGACATTCTATAAATAAATATAAATGAGTATATTCTAATGTTAAATATAATCTTAATTTTTGTTCTAATTGTAATAATAAATCTTTATTATTAAATTGTAATAAAGGTTTTGTAACATTAGTACTTTTAATATTTTCTGTTTTATTTTCTGTATATAAAAAATCACAGTTATGAATATTTAAACGTGATTTAAGCATATAACAAGTTCCAAATGCAGAACTTTCGTGTCCTGGTTCATTGCCAATAATAAATAAAGCAATTCCTTTATTAGGAATATGTGATGATACATAATTTTTAGGTATAAAATTTATTGTTGAATTAATATTTCTAATTCTTGATGGTATATTTCCTGTTTTATCTAAATTAATTTTTAAAAATTGTTCAATATTTTCAATTCTTGTTTTATAAGCACCTTCATATTCTTTTCCAAATAATTTAATTTCGATTTCTTTTAATTTTGTTGGTAAAGAACCACCTTTTTTACTAAGATATTTTAATTTATATTTTAAATATTTAGATTTCCAATTAATCATTATATATATGTATATAATATATATTAAAAAATGATTTAGATATATATTTAATTATAAATGATATTACATAATATATCTTGCTTTCAAATTATTAATATAGAACAAGAACCATTAGTCTATAAGAAAAAAAATGAAAAAGGTATTTCATTATTTGCAAATCAAGATATTAAAGTAAATACACCAATATGTGTATATTATGGTGATATAGTTAATAAAAAAAATATGTATAATGAATATGTAAAAAATCAAGATAATTATATTAATAATATTAGTCCTTATTTACGCGATATAAATGAAAATAATGTAGTAAATGGAAAAGATGAATTAAATAATGATAATTTAAATTTATGTGGTGTAATAGTAAATGATTATTGTAATATAAAAAATATTAGTAATGAAGAAATCATAAAATATAATAATAGTAAAGATAATTGTAATGTTTCAATATTAGAAACAAAAGATTTTCCTGTATATTATTCTATTAAACATATAAAAAAAAATGAAGAAATATTAACTCATTATGGTATTCATTATTGGTTATTACAAAATAATGTAAAACCTGAAAATTTAAAAGAAATATTAAATTTTATATAATAATAATCAAAAAATGATTTTTATTTTTTATACTATAAAATGAGTAATGCTTCATTGATTGATAATACAAATGAACAATTTAAACCTAATTTATTATCAAAATTATCAAATGATGAATTGATAAAAATTATTCAACATATTAGTGAATTTTATGAAGAAAAATTAGATGGTTTTGCTAAATTTCATGATGAAAAAATACATGATTTATTTGATAAAATCGAAGATTATAAACATTTTGCTCATTTAAAAGAAGAAGAATATAATCAATTAGAAGAAGAACATTTTAATTTATTGGATGAATATCATGATTTAAGTTCTGGTTCTGGATAATATAAATATTTAGTAATATTTAAAAATTGATTTTTATTATTTTTTTGAATTAAATGAAAAATAAATCAAAATTAAAAAAAAAATCAAAAATAAGAAGAAAATCAAATAATAAAAAAAATTTATCAAATTATGATAATTTTATAGAAAAAATGTTTAAAATATTACCAAATGATATATTAATAAAAATTTATGGAAAAGTATTAGAATTTTTTTATAAAGAAATATTACAAAAACAGAAAATAAAGATGTGGTCTTTTATAATTGAAACATTAAATGAAAGTTCTTATAATTATAAGGAAAAATTTAATTATTATAAATTACTTTCAAATAAAGTTGAACATTTTTTAGATAATGAAAAGAATTTTTGTAATAAAAATAAAAAATTATTTAAAAAAGAACATTATAAACATATTACAAATAAATTTTATAAAAATTATTAAGTATAATTTATAATGAATAATGTTTTTTATTAATAATAATAGCATCATCAGGTTTTTTAGTATATATTTTAAAATATCTAGTAAGTAAATGAGTATTAAATGTATCAATATCATTATATAATGGTTGTTGTGTTAATATAGGTATAATCCAATTTTGTTCGCATTTTTTTTTAATTCTATTTAATAATTTTATTATATCATTAAATTTATATTCTAAATAAGAATCTTTTTTTAATTTAGAGAAAATATATGATATAATTCTCCAAATATCAAAACAATATCCAATTAACTGTATATTATCTTTTGATAAATATTTATATATTTTTTTTTCTAATTCAGGGTCATTATCAAAAGCAGTTTTAAAAAATCTTTTACATTGTGATACAATATTATCATATAATTTAATATATGGATCTTTTCCAATTATAAGACTTCGACCAAAATCCCATACTTTTAATATATAACCATGGTTAGGTATATAATATATAATATTATTTACTTGATAAGTCCAATAACCGCCATTTATTACTTTACTAACTAAAATATTACCACCATGACAGTCAAAATGTACAATTTTATATATTTTATTAATAGCATATAGACCATTTATTATTTGAAAAATAAAACTCATAAATACTTCTTGTGAAATTTTTTCAACTTCTTCAGTAATAGTTAATAAACCTTTAATACTATTATGACATAATTCATTTAAAATACATAATGAAGATAAGCCATATCCTTTTCTTTTTTCCATTTTTTTATATAAAATTTTATCAGATGAATCATTAGATTTTTTAAGTTTTTTTCTTATTGATAAATTATTAAAATATTTTGTAATATTAGGATTTAAATAATCATCTTTATTACAGTTCTTACATATAAAATATAGTATAATTAAAGGTAAATTTTGAGTATTATAATTTTGTACTATATTATAACAACATGTTAATAGATATAATTCTTTCCAACTTTTATATTTAATATTTTTTATATTATTAGATTCTTGATATGTTAAAGGAATTACTTTTAATGCAGCTTTATAAATTAAATTATCTCTATTAATATTAATATTATATGCTTCAGCATCAACTGAATCACCAACAGTACCTAAATGTGAATGAATAAATTTATTTATTTTTTTTTTTA